CGCCCATAGGTGATATACCAATTTACACACCCAGCACTGAAGTAACTCAACAAGTAGTTGAGCCTAAAGTGAAGGCCAGTGTAATTCAAGTGCCAATTATTAAACACCAAGAACCTTTAAACAACATTGCAGCAAAAGTTGATACAACTTGTAAAAGTGCTACCCAAACTAAAAGCGCAATATTTTTTGGTGATATTAATGTCAGTGACATTAATGTAGATTATGGTACGTTCACAGAACCCAAGGATAAAATTGTCAAATCGCTCATAAACAGTTTAATCAAAAAAAATAAGAAAATTAGTGAACCATATATATTGTTTGATGATCAAACAAAAAACGATATACAAGTTATATCGAAGTTGATTGCACCTAATCAAATACACACTGTTGCTAGCAACCCTGACAACATTGATGATATGGTTTTGGTACAAGTACCCGGTGACGGCAATTGTTTATTCCACGCACTTGCTGTTTTTTATGATACTACTTATGAAGTTATGAAAGATAATATATTAACTTACATGTACCACCACTGGGCAGAATTTGAAGACCATGTTGTAGACACCACACGCGATCAATACATGGCAATTGCTAGAGCTAAAAAATATTGGGGAACTCAATTAGAAATAGTCGCTTTTATGAAAGCATATGGATGTCAAGTCGGGATATACAATGCCACAACAAAAAAATTTACTGTAGATTTTGAAAAAGACAACCATATCAATTTATGGTTTGATGGTATACTTGATCATGGACATTACAATGCATTAATCCCTATAATGGAAAGGAACAAAAGAGCACAAAATGCAATTTTACAAAAAAAAATTTCACTCCATAAAGCGTATGTACACATCCCAATACCATCTAATAGTAAATGTAACAACCTCAATAAAACACATTCGACCAGTAACAAAAAAATAAACGTCAACCAAACAAATTTAACAGTCATTGATAATGATAAAAATAAGCCAATTAAAAAAATTGGGCTAATCAATGTAGTTGATGACAAAAATAACGATGATGCTAAAAATGAAGCTGCACAACAAAAAGTTGATGCCATTGAAGCTAAAGCTGATGTTGCTGAAGATAAAAACAACAACATTGCTGATTCCTGGGAAAATTACTCTAATGAAGAATATGAAGAAGAAGAAGAATATCAAGAAATGTCAGAAGAATTGGGAGAAATAATTAACCAAAAACCAGAAGAAATACCAGCACTAATTAATGATACAACAGCAAATATCATTAAAATCAATAATAACGCACAAACCATAAAACATGTAGATGGTATGTTTCAATGTGCTTTTGATGAAAAAAAATATATGCACTATGTTAAAAATCAAAGGGATAATCCACATGCATTCATGGCTGGTTATAGATCATATAACTCGGAATTGGCGTCAGGTTATATGGATGAAAATGCTTTAGTTTTGGATTTGTTTGGTAATGCTAGGTCGGCCAAATTATTTAATAAACAATATGTACATGTTATGCGACCAATTATTACATTGAAAGATGTACATCGATTAGAATTATGCAAAAAAATCATGCACGCAGGGGACACTACACAACCAAAGTACACAGAGAGG